CCAGCGAAGGGATCGGTGAACACAAGACCTGCAGTTCTTTTGTGGTATATCTGCAACCCAAGACAAATTCCGCAGGGGCAACCATGAAATTCATTGATACATACGAGCAGTTTGGCCGCGTTATCTATTGAGTTCGGTATAGTTAAAGACGATTGATGGGATCTATGGGAATCCTTTGCGACGCCGAAATCAAGAGATTTGCCCTGGAACAGGGGATGATCGAGCCATTCAATGATCGTCTCATCAATGAAGAAGATGGACGCCGTATCTTGAGCTATGGACTCAGCTCATACGGATATGACATCCGCCTTTCACCCAAGCAATGCTTGATTTTTGGCCGCATCCAAGAGGGCGTGTCGGATCCTAAAGATTTCAACCCCAAAATCTTGTCGGAATCTGCATTGCTTGAGGATGAAAAGGGCAAGTATTTTCTCTTGCCTCCTTACGGGTACTGTTTGGCAGTAGCAGAAGAACGGCTTAAGCTGCCCCAGGATGTGACCGTGATTGCCATGGGTAAGAGCAGTTACGCCCGCTCAGGCATCATCGCCAACATCACCCCTGCAGAGGCCGGTTGGGAGGGCTACCTGACCCTGGAGATTAGCAACGCCACTGGTCAGTTCAACCGTATCTACGCTAACGAGGGCATCATCCAGCTACTATTCCTGCGTGGCACTCCTTGTGAGGTGTCGTACCAGGACCGGAAGGGCAAGTACCAGAACCAGGCCCAAGAAGTCGTCTACTCAAAGGCATGACCATGGACCGCACAAACCTTGAGCAACGGATCGACATCCTGCGGATCCTGGAAGATCAGGTGGTCTTCCTGAAGAACGAAGAGCTGGCTGGTTCCCTGACCGGCTTTCGTACAGAAAACGTGAACTGGATTTTAAACACACTCCAGGAATTACTGGGCCAAATGCAGGATGCCTTGGATCTTGAAGATTTCAGCGACAGCTGGAGCTAACTAAAACCGTAGAACCGGCCTGACTGGGCCTTGGGTTTCTTGGCATAACCAACGCTGCCAACCGTCCCGTACTCATCGCCCAGGCTGGGGACCTCTACACCGCCAATGATGGCTTCTGACCTGGGGGTCTCACCGCGAAGGGTGGGCTCATCAATCGAAGCCTTCTGGCGGTATTTATTTGCTGTTTTAGCAGCCTTAAAGAACCGGCGGATACGACCCTGTTCATCGTTGATTGCTTCGATATCAGGTCGCTCAGCTTCTCCAATACGACGTAAATCCGTGTCGTAATTACGTTCCGGATTTAGGTCAGTAATTTCTGAGCCTGAGCTACCAGAATCCTGCCTGGGATCGTAGGTGGAATCGAAGAATCTTGCCATAGTATTATTGTAAAAGAAGTAGTCCCAGTACTTGATATGATGCACAACGCGGCATCGTTCCTCGATGCATTCGTACAAGATGAAGTGAAGTGCCGTTGTCTTACAGAAGAAGACTTCGGGCAACCTCTCGCAAACGAAGAAAATGATGTACCCTTATATGACATGTACAACCGTGGATTAGCGGCATGTCAAGAAGGGAACGAGAGACTGAACCTGTCATTGGCGGAGGGTCGCCGTCCGGGTTTGACGGGATACATACCCTCGGCGGAGGAGGGAGCAACGATGGGAGCCCAACCGAAACCAAAGGCCTTGGTTTTGGAACTGGAGGGTCCGACCGAAGAGATGAAGGAGGAATCGCTCAAACGGCGTGGTTTGCGCCGGTAGAGGCTGACGCATCTCCTGACGTACTGGACTTTGGTATTTGTAAGGACGGGATCTGCCCAGTACCCTGGGCCAGTAACGATAATCCCGTCTTTACGATCCAGGGGCGTCCAGAGGTGCGTGAGGATGTTGTAAATCATCCATCCCACTACACGGACGGCGGTATTGAAACGATAGAAGCCATTGAAGCACAGCTATCTACAGAAGAGTACGAAGGTTATTTGCGTGGTAACTGCGTAAAATACCTATGGAGATGGCGCCACAAAGGAGGCGTTGATGACCTTAAAAAATGCAAATGGTATCTTGACCGTTTAATTTCATTAGTTGATGTTTAATTTTCTTCTGTTATATGTGCGTATTGCGTGACAGCATGCGCACACTACTTCACATTTTTTAATTTCATCTAGGACTTCTTCCAGTGGCTTTAAATGGCTTTTTGAAATTTCAAATTGTTTTGTAAAACTAGGCAAGTGATCAAACTGTAAAGCTTCAGGGTGCTTTGCATAGCCACAGTCAACGCACCCGCTTTTTATTTTTAAGTCGTTAATGAAAGTTTTTCTTGTTTTTTGTTTTTTGGCATTGTTTTTCTTGTTTAATTTATTTGCTTTTGTTTTGTAGTTATCATAAACACTAGGCGAATACCACCGTTCTAAATAAAACCCATTAGAGTCAGTTTTATTTAATAAGTAACAAGAAAATTTATATCCATCTTCACGCACATCTCCTTGTTTAAAAAAGCTATTAGTTTCGGGATTAACTCTTCGCACAAAAAACAGAATGCACTAATTTTAGTATAGTGCATTCTGTCTCAGAACGGCTGAAGTTCGTCTTCATCATCGTCGCCGTCTTCGTAGAAAGCGCAGGCGGCGGCGAGTTCTTCTAGTTCCAGGTCGGTTGGCACGTCAAAGTCCAACTTAATGTTTTCGTCTGCCAGAATTTCTTTGACTGCCTGCCACTCCATAAGGCGCTGATGGTAGAGGTTCAGCAGCGCAGAATAAAGCTCGTCCCAGGTCATCTCCCTGGCGACCATCTCGGCCTTACGCATCGAGAATTGAAGTTCCAACGGTAACTCAAATTCCCGTGGTTCCACTGATCTCTCCATTGCGTTCTTCATGGCCGGAATAAAACTATTTTAATGCTAGCTGGCAAATAAAGATTCAAGTTCCTCGGAACCAGCTAACAGCCATGGATCCTCATCCACCTTAAATGCGTTAGCAAATTCAGCCAGCACATAAGGATTGACGTTTTCTTCTAGCTGGCGAATGGCTTTGACCTGATGTGGAGCTGCCGTGTAATTGCGGAATGCCTTCATCAAAACTTCTGTAGAGGACCAGGGGTTGTCATCAATTTCCCGCAGCAAAAGCTCTACTTCTTCCCTGCGCCGTTCGATTAAACCACCGATGACTCTGTGGTTCTCATCAAAGATCCAGTGCGTAATTTCTTCTGCAACACCAGCCCAGTCATCATGCTGGATGCAATCGACGACATTACTGTAAAGGAATGCCTTCCAACCAATGGAATGAACAAAAGAAATCAGTGCCTGCTCAACGCAACTATCAAATTTGATCTTTAGATCTGACAGTAGCCCTTTAATGGCTTTCACTTCAGAAACTAAATACTCCAGTGCTTTTTCTTTTGTGCACCACTGGCCCTTTTTAACAGGAGAGCCATCGGGGTAATACTGGGTGCCATATCCGATGGCATAAGTTCCAGCTTCATCTGAAGGAAATGCTTTTTCACTGAAGCCTTCATACTTGCGAATTAAGGCAACAGCCTCCTTCAGATCAGACATGGGAGTACAACAAGTACTCCCATATTACACAACTTAAAAATACAACTGTTATTTACCTTGACCGCGCATCTTTTTGCGCCCGTGACTAGGAAGGCTGTTTTGTCCTTGACCTTGACGTGTCTTCTTAGGTTTGGACTCAAGCTTGACAGATGAAGCTGATTTGGAGTTTGCCATGACGAAAGTGAATTGGCGTCACCACTTTACGCGATGAGACCAGTACCTGGCGGACATGATGTCGGGATTCGGATCTTGGGCGTTATGCCTTGCGTAATATGACTTTTTCCTTGCTTTATCTTTGGCTGTCGTTGGGTTTTTGCCTGCGCCCTCCACACCTTGCTGTCCAAACCGAATGATCTTTTCCTCGCCGCCCTTGCAGGCTTTGACAACGTGAGATTTGGTTGGGTGTCCAGGGGTACGACGTGGCTTGTTGCACGCCATCTTGTCCTTTGCTAACTTGGCCGCCGCTGCAGCTTTCTTTCGTTTGTCGGCCATTACAAGTTAAACAAAGATTTATATTCAGAAAGGAAGGAGTCAGGAGTAGAGGTTGTATCCTCTGCTTTCTTTGTTTCTTCTTCATCTTTAATTTTAAGATATCTTGTATAAAAACTTTCTCCAACAGAAGAGCGTGTAGCTTCACTGATATCTTCCGAAGCCAAACCTTCTTCATCGGGGAAGAATCCTTCCATTTTGGAAAGCGTACCAAAAGGATCACGGAAGTCAAACCCTTCCATCTTGAGACCTTCTGATGTTCCTGCCTTGGTAAGAAGAACTTGTTCTGTCCGATCTAAATCTGGGAACATGTTCTCATAAAAATCATCTTCTGTTCCTTTATATCCAGCGTTTTGGAAGATGGCGTATAACTGAGTTGTAGGCTTGATTGCCTGTTCAACGTAATCCCCTTCTTTGGGAATGTAAGTAATACCAAGAATTTCCTGGGTCGGTTTTTCCCGCTTCTCATTAAGAAATTTAATTTGCTCTCGAATCTCTTGGGCTGAGTTACCACGGAGAGTTTCGATGATGTAATTACGAAGCTCGTCTGTTGTTCCTTTGAAATCAGTTAGCTTGAAGCGCTGAAGAACCTCGTTCCATGCCTCTGGAGTTTTTGCTGGATCCAGGCCGCGTAACATCTCATCTGCAAACTCTTCTGGCGTGATGAATGTACCAAAAACAACCTCCGCTTTATCTGCTTCTTTCTGAAGAATTGGCATCACATTAATTGAAATAAAATCTTGAACCTTGCTTGCGTTTGTAATGTCATCCGCAGCGTCATATCCCTGACCTTGTCCTTTGACCTCAAAGTGCATACGCGCAAATGCTGCTTTGTTGTTTACATCAATACCAAAGCGATACACCTGAGATGCCCAATAGGGATCCCCTGCCTTTGCTTTTTCCCAGTCTTCTTCAACTGCCTGTTTCTGATCTGCGTACTTCGTTAAGCGGCTGCGGTCTCCAGTGGGATTGAAATAAAACTCTGGATCAAAACTACGAGGCCCTTGCTGCTTTACTTGATCCAAGTAAACCTGGCTGTGGAGCTGCCCCAACTGTTTTAAAGTTTGATCAATATCTGTCATCTCGAACGGGTTTCGTTCTTCTTGACGAGTGTCAAGTAGTTCAATAAATTCATCCATTGATTTGGATGTATTAAAACGTGGGATCAAATATTCATCGATGTAATTTCTTGCGTACTGAGCTTCAATATTCATCATTCCGGTTTCTTCCCCAGTGCTGTAAGCCAGCGCCAGGCCGCGCTGCTTGCTTTCATCTAACGTTTTGATGTCAGCGTCCAGGCGTGACAGGATGGGTTGGAGGACGAGCTTAGCACTATCTCCTGGATCACCCTGAATTGCAGTCAGAATCGTCTGCCCTTCAGGTCCTTGCTTGTTTAAGAAATCCAATAAATCTTTGGTTGTTGTAAAACCTGCGTCTTCTAAAAACTTTGCATTAAATTCACTCTTTGTTGCATCATATGGTTTTTCCGCACTGTTCAAAAATGCATCAACAATATCTCGCTTCTCTTCCAGGGGTTCAAACAAAGAGTAATCAATGCCGTATTTTTCTTTAATTGATTTATCGAACCATTGCTGCCAGTTATACACAACGTTGTTGCGCATACCGGTAACATTTTGCAGAGAGTTAAGCAAACTTTCTTCTCCCTTTTTACCAGAAGTAATAGAAAGAATTCCGCCAACTCCAGTGTCACCAAGAATTGAGTTAGCAATTTCTTGGTTAATATCCATGACTTCCGTAAACCCTTCGAAACCACGGAAGAAAGCCATCATCTCCTGTTGGCCACGTTGTTTCTTCATCTCAGCGATGGCATCTTTAAGAATCGTTTGATTCAAAGCTGCGAACTTTTTGATCTCAACAGTTTTCTTTGTGTTGATTGCAGTGTTAATGGCATCCTCTAGTTCAGTAATACCACTGCCTGCGTTGATGTTGTAACTCAGAATAATTTGTTTATCTTCGGGCCGTTCAGACAGGCGGAAGAGAACCGCAAATTCCTCTGGTTTATTTACATCCAGGTACTTTTGTTTGGCTAAATCCTTCCAGTAAGCATCCCCTTGACGTGCTTTCGTCCACTCATTAGAAACCTCTGGAACGTTTAACAAACGTTGAGTAATTGTGTCGGAATCCACCCCAAGTTGTAAATCTCGGATGCTTTGGATTTCTTGATCTGTTAATGCTTTTTCAATATACTTTTGTGCTGCAATAAGATCTTCTTCCTTATTGCCACGCAAGCCCTGCCCTTTGCCAATGCTGGTGTAATGCTGCCAATAGTAATTGTTTTGGCCATATCTCTCTGTTATATCAATATCATCCATGGCAACAGCTTTTTGCCAGGCTGCGTCAACCGTTGGGTTTTGCCCTTTGTAATACAGCGGATCAAACGTACCATAAGGAGGTTTGGCTCCAAGCTCAGTATCCCAGTACTGAAGCTTTTCATTTTGATAAAAACGTTTGAACTGAGCTTGTATGCCATCAATAACTTCTTTGGCGTCACTGGCCGACATACCAGCGTTAACCAAATCGTTGAAAGTGATTTGATCACGTTGGTTTACATAATCACCGCCCTTTGTTGAAGAAGCAATTCCTACAGTTTTTGTGTATAAATTATTCTTGGCTGTGTTCTCACGATTGAGCTGAGTGTTGTCAGTATTTAAAAGGGTGTTGTTTTCATTTAACTTTTGCGCCTGTTCATTTAATTGTCTGTTGTTGTTATTAAGGTTTGTATTCTGTGCATTCGTGCTTGCATTTTGAGAATTGATTTGTTCAATCCGATTCCTTTCTTTCTGAATCTCTAGGTTTTGAGTTGAATTGCGAAGATTGGTTTCGTAATTACGGGTGTTAGTGGTAACGTTTTCTACGTTTAAACGTGCGTTGGTTTGATTTTGCGCACTATTTTGTGCATTTAAATTTGCATTTTTTTGATTCTCTTCACGGTTTCTATTGTTTGCAGCTGTATCATCAACCATCCGAGTTTTTCTAACTCGAAATGTACCACCACCTCTGCCATAGGAAGTTTGTGTTACATAATAAACTTCTTCTTTCTGTAAATTTGTTGGAAGATTTGTCGGATAATCTGTTTTTAAATTCGTTGGTAATGTCGTTGATAAATTAATAGGAAGATCTGTTGGTAAATAAGCGGGCAGCGGATAGCTGGGGAGATTGGTTACATAATCTGTTTTGCGTCCAGTAAAAGCATTGGTTGGATAGTCAGTTTTGTAATCTGTTTTTTCCTTGGTAATATTCCATTGACGAGCTTTAGCACTGTAGTAAACACCACCAGCAGCGCCAAGCTGTTGCTGGGGATAAGCGCCAATATCTTCCTGTGGTGTGGCAGGCGTTGCTGCTTTGCTAATCGAATCGTATAAACCACCGCCACCAGGGGC